TCAGGAAGGGGCGTCGACGATGGTCCTCGTGAAGACGCCGGGGCCGAAGCTCGCGGAGAGCTGGGCCACGGAGACGTCAAGCGGGAGGCTCGCGCCGTCGGAGGCGCGGGCGGCGGCGGAATAAAGGAAGGACGGCGCCGTCAGAGTCTCGGCGCGGCGCAAAAGGCCGCCCGAACGGATCTCAAGGCGATAAGCCTCGCGGGTTTCGTTCAAAGGCGGGTCCTCCGGTTCGGACCAGCCGTCGGCGGAGCCCCGGGAGCGGCGGGACCAGCTCAGGGAGAGATCGCCGGAGGGCTCCAGATCGGCGCGGAGCCGCGCCGGGGAATAGGGGCGGAAGGCGGCTCCTCCGGAAGCGGCCTCTTGAGCCGAAGCGCGGGAATCGGCCCAGCTCAGGGAGGCCGGGGCGAAGCGCCAGCGCCGCGTCAGACCTAAAGGAGCCTCGGGGACCGGAACCACGGCTTCGTCCAGCAAGAGAAAGCGCGAACCGGCGGGGAGAGCCTCCGCGCAAAGATGCTCGGTCCCCGCCCTGCCCCGCAGCAAGGGACCGAGACGCCAGACGCCGGGGGCCTCCAGACGCGCGGCGGAGAATTGGACGATCTCCCAGGCGCCCGAAGGAGTCCGGATCGCCGCCGCATTGGCGCCGTTATAGACCGCGCCCGGAGGTCGGCCCAAAAGCGGCGGCGCGGAGCCCCCGCCCGCCAGACCCGCCAAAAGGCCCGCTCCGCGCGTCCAGAGATGCGGCGAAGACGGCGGCAAGGGCTCCAGAAGGCGGCCCATGACGGCGGGAGTCTCCAGACGGGCGGCCAAGACCCATTCGTCCGGCGCAGCCTCGCGCCAGAGCAGGGCCGGACCGGTCCAAGGCGAGGCGAAGGCGGCGGCCCAAAGCGGGGCCTCGCCGCCGCCCGCGTCCTGAGAGGGCCCCATGGGAAGATCCGCCAATTCGCCGATCAGAGGCCCGGGGACGACGCTTCTCGGCGAGGAGGGAAGCGGGGCGCTCAGGGAGGCGGGGCGATGCAAAGGCGGCTCGACGCGGGTCGCCTCCACCGTCAGGGCGAGGGAATCCTCCAGACGGTCGATGCGATGGAAGGCCGGGACCGCGCCCTCCGGCGCGAAGCGGATCACGTCGCCGGGCTGAAGCCCCGAACGCGAAGGCGGCAAAGCGAAGCGCGCCTTCTCGCGGCCCGCCCAAGCTTCGGCGAGCCAGCGCTCCGCCACGAAGCGGGCGGCGGCGGAATCCAGAGCCATGGGGGCCTCCAGAATCTCCACGCGGCGGCCCGAAGCGCCCGGAGCGGCGGCCTCGGCGGCGCCGCGCCGGTCCTCGGATTCGGGGCGGAGGTGGACCACCCGCACCACGGCGGGAAGATCCGACTCCTGCGCGCGGGTCAGGCTCCAGACTTCGGAATCCGGGGCCTCCGCAAGGACGAGATCATCCTCCGTCAATTCGGCCGCAGGCGGCGCCCCGCGCGGAACGAAGATCAGGCGGCCCGCGCTCTCCACGGCGTCGAAGCCATGGACCAGAGACAAGGGCGTCAGAGCCTCGCGGGCGGACATGGAGCGGTCCAGAGCATAGCCCGCCACGGAGCCTTCAAGGCGGGAGGCGTCGGCCTCGGGCTCGCCCGCCGCCGCGCAGATCTCGCGGACCGCCGCAGCCAGAGAAGCCGAGCCCAGCCGGCCCGTCAGCCAATGGCCTAAAGCCCAGTTCGGGCCGTCGGACCAGAGATCCGTCCGCAGGGGGAATTGCGGATAGGGGCGGGCGTCCCAAGTCCAGACGTGGATGTTGGAGGCGTCGAGGAAGCCGGGCGGGTTCCTCGACGGATCGGACCAATAGCCGAGCAAAGCCTGAAGATAGGCGCTCTGCATGGCGTCGTCGCGCGCGCCGGTCGAGAAATAAGGGAGGGCGCTCTCCGAGCTTTTGGGGTCGTGGAAGACGTTGGGCTGGTTCGCGCCCTTGTCCACCGCAGGACAGCCGCATTCCGTGAACCAGATGGGCTTGGAGCCGGGAGTCCAAGCCGTCGGCGCGGGGCTGCGGATGCCGCCGGGGCGGTCGTGATGGGGGCGGCTCCACCAATTGCGGATGTCCTTCGGGCGGAAGACCCAAGGCTCGCCATGGGCGCCGTCCGTGATCGGCGTGCGGATCTGGGCGGAGCGGTCGGAGGCGGAGGCGTAGAACCAATCATAGCCCTCGCCGCCTTCGACGTTGGCGCGCAGGTAGTCGAGGTTCTGGATGGAGCCCGCAGCAGCGTCGAGATGGGTCGAGCCCTCGCGCCAGTCGGAGAGGGGGAGGTAATTGTCGATCCCCACGAAATCGATATTCGGATCCGACCACAACGGATCCAGATGAAAGAAGACGTCGCCGGAGCCGTCCTGCGGGTGATGGCCGAAATATTCCGACCAATCCGCCGCATAGCTGATCTGCGTCGCAGGGCCGAGGATGGCCCGCACATCCGCCGCCAAGGCTTTGAAGGCCGCCACGGCGGGATAGTTCGCGGGGCCGGAGCGGATCTGAGTCAGGCCGCGCATCTCGGAGCCGATGAGGAAAGCCTCCACGCCGCCCGCCGCCTTGCAGAGATGGGCGTAATGGAGGATCTGGCGGCGGAAGGACCATTCCGCCGGGCCGTAATAAGGGATGCTCAGGCCGTTCCAGGGGCCGAAGTCTCCCGGAGCGGCGGAGCCGAAGAAGCTCGCGACTTCGGCGGCGGCGGCGGGGGTCTGATCCGGCGAGCCGGGGCGGCTCGGAGCCTTCGAAAGGGTGATCCGCCCGCGCCACGGAAAGGCGGGTTGCGCGGAAGCGCCGGTCCACGGGTCGGGAAGCGCGTTGGTCGGGAGAACCTCCATCATCAGGAAGGGATAAAAGACCACCCGCAGACCTCGGCGGCGCAAGTCGCGGATGGCCGAGACGACTCCGGCGTCGGCGGGCGTGCCGCCGTAAACCGCATGGCCGGAGCCGTCCTGAGCTAAAAGCCGTCCGCCCAGACGCCCCACGCCGCCGGACATCCAGGGCGCGCGGGTCTCCGCGGCGGAAGCATGCTCCACGCCGGGGCGGATCTGGCAGGAGCCGCAGCGCAGATCGTCGCCGAACCAAGAGACGACCAAAGCCGCGCTCTCCAGATTCGGGGCCTGATCCTGAAGCTGGTCCAGAGACAGGACCAGATCCGAGACCTCGGCGGAGGCGTTGAGGTTGGGCGTCCAGGAGAGGCCCTCGGAGGCGGCTTGCTCAGCCGCCGAGGCGCCCGGAGCCGCGCCCTCCAGAATCACCGGATCGGCGTTCAGAACCCATTCGCCCGCGCCGGGAATCAGGGTCACGCCGCGAATCAGGCTGGTCGGGGATTCCGCCTCCTCGGGGGCGCGGCGGGTCTCGACGGAAATCTGCGGGACGCGGTCGCCGAAGGCCGCCAGAGGGAGATCCTCGAAGACCAGATAGGCCAGCCCCCGATAGGCGGGCGCGTTCGAAGCGCCCTCCAAAGCGAGGATCAGGGGATCGGGCTCCTGATCCTCCGTCCCGCGATGGAGGCGCCAAGTCACGCCGCTCAGGTCCATAGGCTGGCCGTCGGCCCAGATGCGCCCCACGCTGGAGATCGGCCCCTCGCAGAGCCCCACCGCCAGACTGATCGCATAGCTGTATTCCGTCACGCGGGCGCTCGGCGCGCCCTTGCCGCCTCCCGCCTTGCGGGTCGTCCGACGCTCTGAAAAGCGGGAGGCCCAGAGGACTTGGCCGCCAAGGCGCAGAGTTCCGAAAAGACGCGGAACGGAAGCCCCCTCGGTCGAGGCGGTCAGGCGCAGATCCTGAAGGCGGGGCCCCTGAACGGCCGTCGAGCCGGAGCCGAGAAGGCGCTGATCCAGCATCCCGCCCAAAGCGCCGCCGAGGGCCGAACCGATCTGAGCGCCCGTCAAAGCCGCGCCCAAAAGGCCCACGCCGGAGGGCAAAAGCGCCGAGCCGATGGCCGAGCCGGCCGCCATGAGGGCGAGAGTCGCCATAAGTCAGAACTCCGGAGGATGAGCGGGAAAGCGAAAGGCGCCGACGAGGCGTCGGCGCCATGGATGGTCCAGGAGGGTCTCCGCCACGGCGTGGCCGCTCCAGGCGTGAATCATGCGGTCGGGGGCGCTGAGGATCCCGACATGCTTCGCGGGGCCGCTGCGGCGCATCCGGAAAAGCAGGACGTCGCCGGGAAGGCGCGCGGAGAGCGGAAGCTCGTCAAGCCAGCGGCGCGCAGCCGCCTGCAAAGGCTCGGCGCCGTCGGACTCGCCCCAATCCGGCGCGTAAGGGGGCGTGGGCTCGGGCTCCTCGCCGTAAAGCGCGCGCCAGACTCCGCGCACCAGACCAAGGCAATCCACGCCCGCGCCGCGAGTCGATTGCTGATGCAGATAGGGCGTGCCCAGCCAAAGCCGGGCCTCGGATAAAACGAGGTCGGAGGTTCTCATGCAGGGTCTCCGGGAAGGATGAAGGGCGGCGTTGCGCCAAAACCTGAAAGGGCGGCGTTGCGCCGCCGAGGCTCCGCCCCTATAAACGCCCCTCATGCGGCGAGGCCGCAGGGGAAGAGTGGCCGAGCGGTTGATGGCACTGGTCTTGAAAACCAGCGACGGGGAAACCCGTTCGTGGGTTCGAATCCCACCTCTTCCGCCAAGCCCTCCGCAGATTGGGGGCGGCGCGTGACGGAAGGCGCGAAGCTCAAGGCGATCCGGATCGCAGCGGGACTCTCTCAGGCGCGGCTCGCCGACGTCAGCGGGGTCGCGCAGCATCGGCTCTCAGGATATGAGCGCGGCGCGAAACTCTTGCGCCCCGAAGAAGCCGCAAGCCTCGCCAAGGCTCTGCAAGACCCCGAAGCCGCGCGCCCAAGGCCGAAGCGTTATCGGATTCATCTGCGCTCGGCCCGCGGCCATGATCCCCGACGCGAGGCGCGGCAGAAGCCGACGCCGGGAAACTCCGCCTATCTGCAGGAATTGGCGCGGCTGGAGGCCGGAGCCCCGGCGGAGTTCTCCGCGCTCAGCCTCTTCGCCGGATGCGGGGGCATGAGCCTTGGATTCCGCGGCGCCGGATTCCGCGTCGCAGGCTTCGTCGAGAAGGACGACGGCCTCGCCGCCCTCTACGCCGCGAATTTTCCCGAAGCGGCCCGCCTCGGGGGGGACGTGCGGAGCCTCGGGGAAAAAGAGCTGGCGGGGTTTCTGGAGGCCCATGGGCCTCTCGACGCGCTGATCGGAGGGCCGCCCTGCCAAGGCTTCAGCCTCACCGGAAAACGCAGAAGCGACGATCCGCGCAACGCGCTCTTTCGGGAATATCTGCGAATCCTCAGGCGGGTCCGGCCTAAAATCGCGGTGATGGAGAACGTCGCGAAGCTCACCTCCATGCGCGGGGCCTCGGGCGGGATGGTCGGGCGGGAGATCGCCCAAGGGTTTCGGGAAGCGGGATACGACCTGCGGACCGCTCTGCTCGACGCGCAGGATTTCGGCGTTCCGCAGCATCGGGAGAGGGTCTTCTTCCTCGCCGTCGACAGGAGGCTCGGGCGGGCGCCGGAGCCGCCCGAGCCCAGTCATGGCGCAGGACTCGCGGCGAGGCGGAGTTTTGGAGACGCCTGCTCGGATCTCGATTATCTGGAGGCGGGAGAGCGCGGCGCGGATCCGCTGCACGTCGCCGTGGACCACCCGGATCATGTGCTGGGTTGGCTCTGGGAGGTTCCGGAAGGCGCGAGCGCCCATGACAACGCCGATCCGGCGCAAAGGCCGCCCTCGGGATACAACACCACCTATAAGCGCCAAGTCTGGGACCAGCCCGCCGCCACGGTGCAGACCACCTTCGGCATGATCTCAGGATCGCGGAACGTCCATCCCATCGCCACAAGGGCGCTCACCATCCGCGAGGCCGCCAGATTGCAAAGCTTCCCGGATTCCTTCCGGTTCTTCGGCAAGCTCGGAACGATCCGCACCGGAATCGGCAACGCCACGCCGCCGCTCCTCGCCAGAGCCGTCGGGGAGGCCATGGCGCGGAGGCTCCGCTTGACGGAGCCGCGCAAGGGGTGAGAACTCGCCGGAGAACCGGAAAATCTGGGGAGGATCAGATGAGCGCGACCGACGGATGGCGCGATTCCGCGCAGGCCTGGATCGATTCCCTCGGAGAAGAGGGAGATTTCGGGCGAAAATGGGTGCTCGACAAGCCCATGCTCGAACGCGCTCAAGGCGCGAGGCGGGCGTTGGACGTCGGATGCGGAGAGGGTCGTTTCTGCCGCATGATGCAGGCTCAGGGAACGAGGACGCTCGGCGTCGATCCGACGGAGACGCTCATCCGCAAGGCGAAGGAGCGCGATCCGCAGGGCGGATATCTCATCGCCAAGGCCGAAGACATGCGGGTCGAGGCGGGCGGATTCGATCTCGTGGTCTCCTATCTCTCGCTCATCGACATTCCGGGGCTGGAGCAGGCCGCAGCCAAAATGGTCGAGGCGCTGGAGCCCGGCGGAAGGCTGCTCGTCGCGAATCTCACCTCCTTCTCCTCGGCGGGGACCATCGCCGGAAGATGGCTCCGGGATCGGGACGGGGCGCTCAAGGGATTCCTCATGGATCATTATCTCGAAGAGCGGGCCGAATGGGTCGAGTGGAAGGGAATCCGCATCCTCAACTGGCATAGGCCCTTGGAGAGTTACATGCGGGTCTTCCTCGACCTTGGGCTGAAGCTGACCCATTTCGCCGAGCCGAAGCCCTATGGCGGAGATCCGGAGATCGGCGCGCGCTACGCCCGGGCGCCCTGGTTCCATATCCTCGAATGGCGCAAGGAGCCGTGAAGCGGCGAGCCTCTTAGGAGTTGAGGCGCGAGCCGCCGTCATGGGGCTCGCCGGAGCGGGGATAGGAGGTCAGCCAGTCGTCGCCGGGCATATGCGGAAAGCCCCGGAAATTCTTCTGATTGGCGAAGCGGTCGCGACAGGTCGAAAAGGCCTTGTCGCAGCCGGGGAGGATCGTGAAGGAATCGCCGGGAGAAGGCGCGGCGGGCGGCTCGGTCCAGAACTCCAGACGGGCGCCGAGGGAATCGCGGCTATGGGCCCGCAAACGCTGAAGGCGGCCCGCATTGGCTCCGGAGGTCCATTCCAGAAGGCCGCCCGCGAAAAGGCCCGCAGCTTCGGAATCCAGAGCCTCGGCGCGGAAGGAGCCGTCGGACTCCAGTTTGGCGAGGACGGCGGCGCGGCGATGGCTCGCCGGATTCAGGCCGCAGCGGGAATCGCAGAATTCGGCGTCGCATTGCAGGAGATAGGCCCGCCCGAAAGGCTGGTTGAGCTTATGGCTCAGGCCGCGCAGCTCGGCCTGAAAGCCCAGAGAGCCGCGCGAGACCTCGCCCAGAGAGCCCCGGAAGATCAAAGCCCGCGCCTCCTCGGGGTTGGACCAGTCCACCAGCCATAAGCGGACCTCGGATTCGTCGTAAAGCCCCGCGCTGAGGTCGGATTCGGTCAGGCTCTCCGAAGACAGCGCGCCCTGAAGCTCGGTCGAGGTCGGGGCGAGGCCGAGGCCCATGTCCAGAGCGCCGGCCTCGTTCAGGGCGGCGGGCTGGAAGGTCAGGCCGTCGAAGATCAGGGGCTCGTCATGATCGGTCAGGCCCAGAGCGGAGCCGTCGCGGCGGTCCAGACGCCAGCAGCGGCAGAGGGAGGCCGCCCCCGAATCCAGAGCGGCTTGCAGGGCGGGCGGAAGAAGGCGGCTCATGGGCGGATCTCGATGATCGGAATGGAGGGCGCGGCCCCGGCTTCGAAGCCCGCAAGGTCGATCTCCAAGCGGTCCGTGTCGAAGCGGACGGGGGTGTCGAAGAGAAAGCCGGCCGTCACGCGGGCGCCCGCGGGCGGAGGGCTCGGGAAGGTCAGGAGGCCGGTGGTCGGGTCGAGGGAAGGCGAGGCGGGCGCGCCCTCCACGGCGGCGAGGAGGCTGTCCTCCACGGGTTTGAAGATGGGGCGCTCGTAAGAAGCCCCGCCCGAGAGATAGGCCTTCTGAAGCTGGAATTCGCGGCGGGAGCCGTCGCCGAAGCCCAGAAGCTGATCCGTCGGGCTTGGGTTTTGCGAAGGCGGGCAGGATTTGAAGTCCAGCCAGTCTTTCCAGCGGAAGCCGTGCAGGCGGCCTCGGCGGGCCTCGAAAAAAGCCACCAGCTCGTGAAGATCGTCGAGGCGGCGCAGGCCGAGGCCCGCATCATAGCGGCGGCGCGAATGACGCCAAGGAGTCTGGCGCTCCTCGCGGCCGCTCGCCAGAGTCACGACGCGGGTGCGCCGCTCGGGACCGCCGACGGAGCCGAAGGATAAATCGGTCGGGAAGCGGATTTCGTGAAAGGCGGTCATGAAGCGCTCGCGCAGAAAGGGTTAAAGGTTGCGGCCGCCGCGCGCCGCCAGACGGCGCATCGCCGCGGCGATCTGGGTTTCAGAACGCCGAAAGCCCTCCACGTCCGGCGTGCTGATGTTGATCGTCACGTTCGGGGAGCGGGCGCGGCCTCCTCCATCCGCAGCCACGCCGAGGCGGCCGTCCGCGCCGCGCTGCAAGGGCATGATCGCTTCAGGACCGGCCTCGCCCATCAGGCCGAGGCCGCTCCGCATCGGGAAAAGCGTCGGGGAGCCGACCACGCCGCCCCCCAGAACTCCCCCCGAAGCGAAGGCGCGGATGCGGCCGCCCTCGAAGGCCGCGCCTTGGGCGAAGCCGGGAATCGCGTTGCTCAGGATGGAGGCGAAGGCGCTCTGAACGGGCTTCAGGGCGGCGGAAAGGGCGGTCCGGGAGACGTCCAGAGCGAGGCCGCGCAGGGCGTCGGAGAGCTTCGTTCCCTTGAAGAGCATGGAATCGAAGGCGCGGCCAAGATCGCCCGCGAAGCTGCGCGAGAGTTGGCGCGATTCCTCGGAGACCGCCCGTAATTGGGCGCCCACGTCGCGCAGGTCGCTCGTCACGGCGGCGGAGGTTCGGGCGCTCGTGGCGCGCCAGTCGGAAGCGGCGGAGCTTAAAGCGCGGAAATCCTCGGAACTGGTCATGAAGGGCCTTCGTCAGGATGGCGGGAGAGCAAGGATTCAAGATCGGCGCGGCTCATCGGGTCGGGGGTTTCGGTCAGGCCGAAGGCGCCGCGTAAAGCCGCCGCGAATTCGCGGGGGCTCAAACTCCAGAAGCTTTCAGGGGAAAGGCGCAGCACGCCTAAGCCTAAAGCGGTCAGGCGAGGCCAATCCATCTCAGGCTCCAAAGGCCGCTTTGAGGAGATCCGCCGCCAGACGGGCGGCGCCCGAAGCGCCGCCGGGGATCTCCATGCGGGAGACCTCGGCGTCGGTGGTTTCGGCGCCCGCGCCGCGCAGGCCCGCGCCGATCACCGCCGTCAGATCGGCAGCCCGGAGGCTCCCGGATTCGAAGCGGGCCGCAAGGGCGGGCAAATCCTCGGCGCCGAGGGTTTGCTCAAGCTCGGCCAAGGCGCCCAGAGTCAGGCGAAGGCGGCGGGGAGAACCGTCGAGGAGGGCCTCGATCTCGCCGCGATGGGGATTGAAGGGCATAGGGGCCTCAGAGCGGGGTGAAGGACAAAGCGCCAGCCGAAGCGAGGGCGAGGTCGTAGCTCGCGGCGTCGTCATGCTCGCCGCGATATTCCAGAGCGGTGATCTGAAAAGGGCCCTCCACGGTTCCGAAATCCGGGATCACGATCCGCCATGAGGCGATGGAATCCGCGAAGAACAGGCTGCGGACGGAGGCGTCGGAGGCGGCGTCCTTGAAGATCCCCGAACCGGAGACCAAAGCGGATCGAGCCCCGGCTCCGGCCAGAAGCTCGCGCCAGCGGCCCGCGCTCTCGGAATGGGTGGAGTCGACGGTCTGGGCGTTGAAGCTCAGGCGGGCGGAGCGAAGGCCCGCGACGCTCGTGAAGGAGCCGGAGCCGGAGGCGTCGAGTTTCAACAGAAGGTCTTTGCCTTTTTGGGCGGCCATGAGGAAACGCCTTCATCTCAAGAGATTGCGGGAGGGGCGGGAGCGCGATCCGAAAAGCGGGAACCGGTTTTCGGATGACATCGCGCGGCCAAATCAAGATTCGTCATCTTCGACGCGGGCCGAAAAGACCGCGCGGATGCGGCGGGTCTCGCCCTGCTCCTCGCGCTGGGTTTCGGAGCTCTCAAAGCGCAGATGAATCAGGCGGCCGCGTGCGAGAATCAGGGGCGGATCGTCGAGGGCGTCGCAGAGGGCGGAGAGAATGGACTTGGCCTCCGAAAAGCCGCGTCCGCGAGACCAGATCTCGAAGCTCAGGCGGTGGAGGGCCCCGGAATGGCCCTGAGCGTCCCAGACCTCGGTCGTTTCGTCGCCCATCACCAGATAAGGGGGGCGAGGAGCGCCGGGGCGGTCGGCGTGAGGCGGCGCGTCGAAGATGCGGCCCGGGCCGCCTAAGGCGGAGGTCAGGGCCGGAAAGCTCGAAAGCCGCGCGAAGATCGCCCGGTGAAGCGGCCAGCTCAAAGCGGCGGTCATGAAGGCGAACCCTCCTCGCAGAGGCAGACGAGGCGGCGGCCCCGGCCGTCCATGTCGAAGACGGCGCGGATGTCGAGGATCGCTTCGCCCGCCCGGAAACGCTGATCCGCGCGAGGACGGGCCGAAGCGCCCGGAGCCGATGAACGCAAAGTCACGCGGTGAGTCACGCGCTGGGCCTGACGGCTCTCCAGCAGGCTTTCGAGCCCGCTGGCCGCCTCGATGGAGGCGAAGACCTCGCCGATCTTCACCCAGCCGGGCAGATAGCCGCCGCCCTCGTCGGGGAGATCGGCGCGGGCCTCCAGAGCGAGGCGCCAGCGGGGAACGGAGGCGCGAGGCATGAGGAGCCTCCTTTCTTCAAAGACGAATCTCGGCGTAAGGCGCGAGCAGGGAGGCCAACCCGAAAGGCGTTTCGGAAAGCCCCGAAGCCGAAGCCTCGCGATTCTCGAACCAATGGGCCGCCAGCATCAGCAGAGCCTCTGACAAATCCGGAGGGAGAGGGTCGAGGCCGGCCGTGAAGCTCGCCTGAGCCGCCCCGCCCGGGAGGATCCTCGGCCATGAGGCGCCGGGGAGAGGACGCAGACGGGGAGACGAAGCGGCGGAATCCAGGCACCAATCCGTCCAGAGGCTCTCGTCGCCCGCCGGGGAGATCAGGCGGATCTCCGGGAGGCCGGACAAAGGCCCTCTCGGCAGGCGAAGGGCGCCGGAGGAATCGAGGGGCCAGGAATCGAGAGTCCACAGGCAGGCGCGGGGAGTCAGGAGAAGCCCGAGGCGGCGCTCCAGATGGGCCGCAGCGGAGAAAAGCCAGGACTCAAGGGCGGAATCCTCAGAAGGGGAAGCTCCCGCGCCGAAACCCTCCGCGAGGCCGAGACGGCGCGCGAAGGCGCTCCGGGGGACCGGAGAGGACGTGAGAGGCGAGACGTCAAGCGTCGCCATATGTTAACCTCGGAAAGCTGAGGCCCAACCTTAAGGGCAGGAGCCGGAGGGCGGGTTGATGGACGTCGCGCGACGTGAGAACATCGCGCGATGGATGGACGGGATCGGATATGACGCAATCGCAGGGAACGGTCTGGGGCGCGCTGCAGAACCTCTGGTTCGCAGTCAAAACGGCTGCTCTGAACGCCTTCGACAAAATCGGCGGAAACGCCCCGGCCTCTTTCAAGATCGCCGTGCTCGCGCTGATCGGCTTCCTGCTGTTCTGGGTGGTCGTGCTCTCCCATCGCGCGAAGGTGCTCGATATGGAGCGGCGCGCCCATCAGGTGAGGGCGCAGGCCGCCGAAAGAAACGGACTGAAGCTCGCGCCGCTCGGAGACAACTCCCTGCCCGATCCGAGGCATGGAAGCGACAGGCCGCTCTGGAGGAATCTCTTCCTGCTGGCGGGGGTCGTCGCGCTGATGGGCGTGCTGGCGCATCGGCAGTTCGGAGGCCCCTCCAAAGCCGCTTATTACGATCCCGGACCGGTCTATGCGGGCCCCGTCTATGCGGATTCCGTCTATGCGGCGCCCTATGCGCCGCCCGCCGCGCAGACCCTCTGGATGGAGCAGCCATGGGAGAAGCCGAGGCCCATCCAGCCCGCCTCGCATCGGGTGATCGAAACCAGCCCTCCGGAGCAGGCGGCGACGCTCCCGCCGAAAGTCCGGAAGGTCTTCGCCGGAGAGGCCGCAGCGCCAAGCTGCGGCGGAAAGCCCCTGCCTGTCGGGGCGGCCCGCTTCTTCATCCGCTCGGAGGCCGTCGCGGGAGCCGCAGGCGCGGCGCCTGAAATGTTCTGGGCCGAATTCGACAACAGCCGCGCCGCCGAAGCGCGGAGCTATTATGAAACCACCGATCGGCCGACCATGATCGACCAATTCGGAGCCCGCTCGCGGGCGGCGGCCTATAGCGCCAATAATCTCGCCGTCGCGCTGTTTCACACAGGCGATTGCGTCAAGGCGGAGAACCTCTTCCGCGAAGCCCATGAATTGGCGCAGATCCTCAACATGCCCTTCGCCGACAGAATGCGCATCAATCAGAACTACGCCCATTTCCGCGCGCTGAAGGCGAAGGGCGGCTGAGCCGCCCCCCGCCCCGCCCGGATCAGGAAGCCGCGAATTTCAGCAGCTTGATCGCCGCGAAATCCGTCACGTCGCCGCCCACGCGTTTGGTCGCGTAGAAGAGGACGTGAGGCTTGGCGCTATAGGGGTCGCGCAGAATGCGCAGCTCGGGGCGCTCGGCGAGGGTGTAGCCGGCGCGGAAATCGCCGAAGGCCACCGCATAGGCGTTGGCCGCCACGTCCGGCATCTCCTCCACGATGGCCACCGCATGGCCCAAGAGGGTGGCGGGTTGCCCGGCCGCGAGCCCGTCGCTCCAGAGATAGCGGCCGTCCACATCCTTCATCTTGCGGATCAGGCCCGCCGTCTTCGAGTTCATCACGAAGGAGGCGTTCGAGCGGTAGCCCGCGGGCAGGGCGTAGACCAGATCCGACAGGGCGTCGCCGGGATGGCTCGCCGCGAAGGCGCCCGCCGCGCCCGTCGCCACATAGCCCAGAGAACCCCAGGCCCAGGAGGCGTTCGCAACCGCCGTGTGGTTCAGGAAGCCGCGCGGCTTATCCGCGCCGTCGCCCGTCACGGCGGCGGCGGTCTCGGCGCGGGCGAAGCGGGCCGCGATGCGCTCGGCCAGCCAGCTTTCGACGTCGAAGGCGGAATCGTCGAGGAGGCGCTGCGAAGCCTTCGGATTGGCGGTCAGGTCGTGGAGGCGGATCGAAATCCGCGCCAGAGCCGGAGCCGTGGTCTCGGTCACGGCTCCGCTCTCGGCGATCCAGCTCGCGGTCATCTCGCTGTGGTCGATCAGGGCGTCGTAGGTTCCGGATTCCACCTGAACCACGTTCGCCAGAACGCGCATCGGGGAAGCGCCGCGCAGCACCGTCTCGATGCGGGCGGAGGTCTGGGAATCCACCAAGACGCCGCCGTCGGCGGCCACGGCGGTCGTCATGCCCTTCTCCTGATAGCCCAAGGCGCGGAGCTGGCTCTCGTCGCCCTGACGCACATAGGCCGCGAAAGCCTTCGCCTGAGGGCGGGCCTCGGCGCTGGTCGCGAGGGAGGGGCGGGAGCTTTCGGAGGCGCGGCGGTCCAGAGCGCGGCGCAGGGATTTGGCCTCGGCGGCGAGGGCGAGGGCGGCGGTCTTCAGATCGGGAGTCATCGCATATCCTTGAAAAAGAGGAGGTCAGAGCGCCAAAGCGCGGGCGGCCTCGGCCAAGGCGGCGGCCACGGCCTGCTCGTCAGGGTCAGGCGCGGGGCCGACGGGCGCAGCGCGGGCGCCGGGAGCCATCGGGAAAGTCACGAGGGAGATCTCCCAAAGGTCGATCTCGGAGAGGCGGCGGCCGCCGTCCGCAAGGCTCTCGGCGCTGGTGGCGCGATAGCCGATGGAGAGGCCGTCCAGAGCGCCCAAGCTCAGAAGAGCCGCAGCCTCGCGGCCCGCCTGCGTCTCCAGAGCGAGGCGGCCCGAGACGTAAAGGCCCCGGGAATCCTCGCGGATCTCGTCCCAGACGCCGATGGGCGTCGAAGGGTCATGCTGCCAGAGCAATTTCACCGAAGGGCCGAAGGCCGAACGGCGCGCGAGGCTCGCGGCGAAGGCGCCCGGAGCGATCCGGTCGCCGCTCTGGTCGGGATCGTCGAAGAGGGCCGCATAGCCGGAGAAGACTCCGGAGGAGGCCGAAGCGCTCTCGCGCAAAGGCGGGGCCGCGCAGAATTTCGTCTCAAGAAGGGGAGCGTGAACAGGCGTGTGAAACATGGGGACTCGCGGTCAGGGGTCGGAAGGCGGGTCAAGATCAGGAGGAGGCGGGCCGAAGCCGAGAAGGCTCCGTTTCTCCGCAAGGCTCAGAAAATCCGCACCCGCCACGCGCGCCCAATAGGCGTCGCGCTCCAGAGACAGGGCGGGAACCTCGTCAAGATCGGGGGTCAGGGTCAGATCCGGGCCGAAGCGCGGGGCGAGCCAGCTCGTCAGGGCCGAAGCGGATTTGTGCAGAAGCGGCAAAATCGTCTGGCGGTGAAAGGCGCGGTTGGCCTCCTGATAATTCGCATAGGTGTTGTCGCCCGGAAGGCCGAGCAGCATCGGCGGCACGCCCAAAGCCAAAGCGATCTCGCGGGCGGCGTTCTCCTTGGAGCGCAGAAACTCCATGTCGGCGGGGCTGAAGCCCATCGGCTTCCAGTCGAGGCCGCCCTCAAGGAGCATCGGGCGGCCGGCGTTGCGGGGGCCTTGGTGGTGGCTCTCCAGCTCCTCCTTGAGGCGGTCGTATTGCGGATCGGTCAGGCGGCCGGCGCCGTCCGCGCCGCTATAGACGATGGCGCCGGAAGGGCGGGCGGCGTTGTCCAGAAGAGCCTTGTTCCAGACCGCCGCAGCCCCGTGGAGATCCACCGCCACCGCAGCCGCCTCCAGAGCGGAAAGGCCGTAATGGTCGTCCAGAGGATGGAAGGTCTTCAGATGCAGGATCGGAGGATCGAGGCCCCGCATTGGAAAGCGGTGGAAACGGCCCTCCACGCGATATTCATAGGACTCCGGCCAGCCGTCCGGGCCGGGGATCAGGCGCATCCGGTCGGGGCGCAGAATATAGAGTTCGCGCGGAGGAGCCTCGGGCGGGCCTGCGGCCTCGACATAGGCGTTTCCGGCCCCCACGAGATGCCCGTACAGATGCTCCAGAAACTCAGGGCCGCTCTGGGAGGGATTCGGGCGAAGGAGAAGATCCAGAAGCGGATGGCGCTCCATCGGGCGCGCGCCGCGCGTCAGGAGCCAGGGAACCGAAGCCGCGGATTCCGCGATCAGGCGCAAGCATCGATGCGCCACCGCGTTCTCCACATAAGCCCGGCGGGTCAAGGAGCCGTGATCGCGGGGAGTCCAGACGGCGCGGCCGGAAGTCTGAAAGGCGACCAGAGGTCCGGCGGCGCTCGCCTTGGCTTGCGGCGGAGCGCCCCGAAAGGCGCGGGAGAGGAAAGAGGAGAAGGACAAGGGGACTCCTATGGGAGAAGGAGGCGGGATTGAGAAATGGCGCACCCAAAGGGATTCGAACCTTGGCGGCGGAAGGGGCTCCCCTGCTAAGGGAGTAGGCGTCAGAGGCCGCGCACCCGAGGAGCGGGCGGCGGGGCGCTCAGGAGAAGATCGGTGATCGCCCAGACGAGGGCGTCGAGGCGGTCGGGGCTGCGGCCCATGCCGGGGCCTAAGCCCGAAGCGCCGAAGCTCCGCATCTGGTCTTCAAGCTCCGGGAAAAGCCCGACATGGCGGATGCGGCCCTGCTCATACAAAGCCGCCACAGGCTCGGCCCGCAGGCGCTTGCCGCGAGTCGCGTAGACGCCGCGAAAAGGAATGTTCGGGGCGCTCTGGCGGAGGATCGTCTCCACCATGTCGCCGCCCTGATTGATCTCGGCCACAAGGCGATCCGCGCGGAACTGCGCGAAGGCCGTCGCGGCGCGTTCGGCCCAAACGGCCGGACTCTTGCCCCGCGCGGACCAATCCGCCAGCACATAAGCCGTCCAGTCGGAGGGCTCGCCCTCCATCACGGCGCCCGCCACCACGATGCCGCAGGCGTCGGATTGGGGGCCGCCGAGAATCGGAGGATCCACGGCCACCACCACACGATCTAAAGGAGGAGCCTCGGCGGCGCGGGAGGCGTCCAAAAGCGCGGCGCTCCAGAGGGCGCCGGGGGCTTCGGTCAGGAGTTCGCCTTCGAGTTCCTGACGCCCTAACGACGTGCCGCCGTAACGGCGGCGGACGTAGCTCAAAAAGGCGGGGGCGAGATGGGCCGCGTTCTCGGAGGTCGGGGCGCGGGTCACGGCGGTGGAGGAATCGGCCAAAAGGGTTTCAAGGACAGGATTGCGGCGCGGGGTCGTCGTCACCAGAGCCTGAGGGGCGTCCCCCAGACGCAAGCCGAATTGCAGCATGTCCCAAGCGGCTTCGGCGCGGCGCCATTTGCCCAACTCGTCGCACCAAGCGGCGTCGAATTGAGGGCCCCGCAGGGATTCAGGATCGGCGGCGGAGAAGAGACGCGCCTCGGCGCCGTTGGGCCAGATCAGAGCGCGACGGGCCGCCAGATAAGTCGGGCGGCGGTCGGGGGGAGTCGCGGACATCAGGCCGGATTCGCCCTGCACCATCACCTCGCGGGCCTGATCCGCCGTTTCGGCCATCAAGGCCACGCGGCGGCGCGCGCCGGAGGATAAAGGAGTCGGACCCTCGACGAGGCCGCGCACCCATTCGGCGCCGGCGCGGGTCTTGCCGGCGCCGCGTCCGCCCAGAAAAACCCAGGTCCGCCAAGATCCCGGCGGGGGGCTTTGCGAAGGGCGGCGCCAAAGCTCGAAGAGCCAAGGCAGAGCCGAAAGGCTCTCAGGCGGGAGAGAGTCCAGAAAGCGCGCCTGTGCCTCGGGAGGCAGCGAGGCGAGCCAATCGGCCCAGGACGTCGCTCCGGGCGGCGGAGAGGTCGAGAGGAGGTCCAT